GCTAAATGCCCTAGTGGTTCAGCCAGTGGGGCTAATCCATCAATAAACGTGGTTTTGATTTTTTCTCCAGCTTCATTAATGGTTACGCTAAATTCTTGCCATTTTTTTAATGTTGCATCGACAACATCAAAAGATTTCAAATCTCGCTGATATTTTTCTTCAGCGTCTTTTTGCTCTTTTTCCGAAATCTGAGCCATGCGTCGAGCCGTTTCGACGGTAATTCCCAATACATCCAAGCCTTGTGCTTGCAATCGTTGCTGTGCAGTAGCAGCTGGTCCTTGCTTATAAACTTCACCCGCGCGACGCAATAGTTGGGGCAATAGTTCAGCTGCGCTTTGATTCGGATTCAACCGATTTGCACCAAATGCCCATTGTTTTGTAACGTCGGTTTGAGCAGCTGACAATGATCCGAGCAAAGGATCAACATCGGCATAACGACCATAACCGACGCGAGCTGCGCGAAGTTCTGCGGACGATACGCCTAAACCTTGTGACTGGCGGCGCAAATCGCCAATATTAGCCGCGAACGATGTTAGGCCAAACAAACCTCCCGCCCCACCCAATAAACCCGCAGCAAGGCCGATTCCTGACCAACGCAGAAGGTTTAAAGTGGTTGACGCTACACTTTTACCAATGTTGGCAGTTGTTTTGCCAATACTCTCAAATGTGCGCTGAGTATCTTTGGCAATTTTGTTGATTTTTGATTGTTCGGCTGCGACCTTGGTTTGCGCTGCGTAGATGTTATTCATCGCCGTTGCAGCTTGCATCAAGTTTTTAATGGCAGCGTCAAAACCTTTTGCGCTTTGTTGGGTTGCCGAACCAACCTTACCCCACTGGCCCGGCATCTTCCCAAGTTGTGACTGATATTTCTGAAAGAGCGCCGCAAATTCTTTAAATGCTTCGTCGTGGACTTCAATATCAATGACCGATTTTGTTGCCATATATTGCTCTTAATAAATGTCTTTGACGAAATTCGTGTGCGCTTGACTTGAATTCTATATCAACATCCTCAAAAAACCTCGAAAAACCTTCCCCCGAAATATAGTCTAAACAGGCAGCGACGATGTGATCTCCGTCGCGCCAGTATTCTCTACCTCTGTCGATATCTTCAAGGAGTTGATGTATTCCGTAGAATCCAATGATGTTGTGTGCGAACCCCATAATCCGTTGACTGTATCCATGATCCCCTGCACTTGTGCCTTTTTGTTCATCATGGACACGCAAGTAAAAAAAATCAATTCCCCCTGTATTTCAGCGACGGTTTCCTTATCCAATACTTCTTTGTCAATAGCGACCTGAAGCGGGATACTTTGCCATCCCTTTTTACCGGGCATGAATACATTCGATAATCGAATTATTTCATTTACTAAACCATTACCAACGCCGCCCGGACCCGTCCACAAACCCATATCTTCGGCTGTTTGCTTTAGCATCAGGTATGCAATTCTAGGCCCAGCAATCGCCCCCAATCCCTGAGAAAAGATTCCGGCAAATGTCTTGGAAATAACCAAGAAATATTGCTCAAAAACCTCCCGAGAGATCGGGGTGCTGTGAACGTATATTTGTCCTTTTTCCGATTCAACCGGAATTACCAAGTTCAAAGCTCGATTGATTTTCACTTTTTCCGTCCTAAAAAGTTAACTTACGAAATTAAATCCCATAGTGAGCTGTTGACGTTGTAGATACCAGCCAAGGTAACGACAAAGCCGGGCTGAACACCATCAAATGTTACATCCCGAACCCCCTTCAGAATGCAATTGACGAGTGCATAATCACTCAGTGCTGCCGAGTCAGTAATAATCGAAATGTCACCAACATTGACGTTGGTTTCAATTTGAGTCTTATAGACATCAGCAAGGCTTTGCGATTTCAGCAAATGTAGCGTCACCGTCGCCATTTGATATGGTTCGGGTGAGGTTACACCACCAGTTAGCGTCGGAATTAACAAACCAGCATCGCCATCAAATGCAATGCTGATTGCTTCCTTCGCCAAATAGGGCGCAGTAATGTTTAACGTAGCATTGCTCGCATAGACTACCGAACCGCGTAGCCTATTAAGAGTGCCTTGGTTAATAAGTGGATTTCCAGCCATGATCTATTTTCCTTTAAGCGAGAGCGAATGAGCTGACATTCACGTTGAAAACGATCTGAGTGAAGCCGCGAGCTGGTGTGTAAGTGACCGAAAGGCCAGCGTACTTACCAATTGCATAGTCACTTGGATTGTTGGTCACATAGGTCGTGAATGGAACCGCTTGCACCACTACTGGACCCAACACTAGACCAAATGCAATACCGCTATTCATCGTGCCTTGTGACACTTTTTGCAGCGTATTGATACCGGCTTGGTTGTAATACAAAGGATTAATTGGATTGTTCGACCCGTTAATAATCGCATTTGAAATGCTGATATTGACGTTAATTTGAACCCAATCTACCGAGTACCAGTAGGTGTAATCGTTGCCGTCACCATTAACACCCCAAAGGATCAAGGTGTTGCTAATGCCGCCTTCAGCTCCAGTACCAATGTAGTTGCAGTTCGCTGTACGAAGGGCTTGCTGCTGAGTTTGCGTACCGCTGAATGCAGTAACACCAACCACATAAGAAAACGCCATTGGCGTGACTTTATTGGTATTGGATGGGTTGTAATTCATGGCAACCCACAACATTGCTGCTGGTGACCATTCTGTTACAGGTGCATTCACATCTTGACACAGTGCAACAATTGATTTTGTACCAGTGAAATTGGTGTAGTTTCCTAACGATGCTTTTACCCAAAAGTAAACCATCGAAGTTGTAGCATCCCAATTTTTCGCAAATGGAACAAATGTCGAATCATTGGACATTTCCACTGGCAATGCGTAGGCATAAAACGCATTCATGTTGGCTTGCATATAAGTATTAAGCGCTGTAATTCCTTGTGCGCCTGTACCAGTTCCAAGTTCCAATACATAAATAGCATTTGACGTACCTTGAGCAAAGTAAGTCGTTGCCATTGCTACCAATTCTTGCGAATCTTCTAAAATAACCGTACCTTGTACCGTAGCCGATCCGGGGTTTGATGCCAGCGCGTAGGTAAAAGTGGTTGTTCCGGTTGATGTCGCATTGAATGTGCCGTTATATCCGCTTGGTGATACACCAGCAATAATAACGGGAACAATATCAGTAACAGGAATTCCATGTGCGGTTGCGGTCGTAACCGTCACTACACCAGTATTCCAAGTGATAGAGCTGATCGAAATCGTACCTTTGAGGATCGAAGTTAAATCAGCAAATTGAGTAAGCAAAGCCGTAGTTCCAGCAGCCAGCGTCGTCGAACCTTGGGACACAAGCGCCCCGGTTCTTTGAAGCTGACTAGGCGCTGGCGCTACGTTTTGCGTTACATTTACAGTAACGATTTGAGTTGTCATTATTGACTCCTTAATTACGAGTAGCTAACTGCGAGTGTCTGACCAGTGCCGGGAACAACGGTAATGCCGGTTTGGGTAGGCATATCTACAGTGAAAACACCAACGGTTTCAGGAATAACAAACAGTTGATTTGCTACCGCAGCTGCACCAGTTGTGATGCAATCATTAACCGAACCAACGGCGCTGCCAGCAACCAAAACGCTAACTTTTGCTACGCGACCAGCGACAGGTTTGATAACCGTCGCAGTGGTAATGTCCAAAACTGTTTTTGTACCGTTGCCGACGATAGCAACATTATTTACTATGGGGAATGACGTAATTGCCATGATGATTTCCTTCTATCTGTGTTTATGTAGGATAAGGTGCAACGGTAATGTTAATAAATGCTGATTCAATCAGCTTCCTCGCAATGTCGTTAACGGTTGTCTGATAGTAACTTACATCAAACGTGATCGATTTCTTCATTGCAATAATGCCAAATTCAGGCTGAGTCATTTTTTCATCCTGAACGATAGGCATATTCTGTACGCCAATATTATCCGTATTCAATGAATAATCAAAGACATATTGAGCGAAATTTAATGCTTCCTGATTACGAATGCCATAGATCGTAATTTTTACCTTGTCATGCGTGAGCTGATTCGGATTTGAATTTTTATCAAGCAATGGGAATGCCTGAATTGCGTATGTATCCGACGGTGAAATATCCACCGACGCATAAGGCGGAGCAATGTTTTGTCCCACCAAATAAGATGGATACATCGGAAAAAATTGGTTCAATGACAACCAAATCGGCAAACTATTCGAAACAATAGGGCTGGTTGTGTCAAAGCCGGTCATGGAATCGATTAATTGCGTATCCATGACTGAATACAAGGCATCGCCTCGATAATGGTACAAATCGGCTTGTTTGTAGAAATTCTCGCGCCGACTAAATGCAAATTTGATCCCATCGCTATTCGTAGCAACATAGATCAAATTGGGATTAATTAAATTGAAATCCTGAATCGGCTGCAATGACGTAAAAATCATGTGATTGTATGCAGTCGTTCTATCATCGAGCTGGTGCATTTCAGTCGCATAATGCAAGGAGCCTTGAGCAACCAGCTGCCGCGCCGGTAGAGAATCTCCGAATTGATCGAATTCTAAGCGGTTGAATTGAGCTGCGTTATAGAGCGCCGAATCCGTTAGTAATGCAGCATTTACCCAAAATACATAACCATCAAGCGGCAAAATCAATTTCACATACAAAGTGAATGTAATAGTTTGATTCAGCGATAGCGTATTAACGCCTTCAGCAAGGCCAGCTCCAAGCTGAGTTTTTGCCCCTGCGGTTTCAGCAACGCTTGCCATTAGTCAATCCACGCTTTCAAAGATTTTTCGAGTGTACCGGAATCAATAAATGAAGGGCGGCGCGGTCCATAACTACGCACTAATTGTTTGCCCTTTTTGCCAATCTTTTTCTTTCGAAGGGTTTTACCTTCCAGCGCGGCCTGAGTTGGTACGCCCGGAATGCCGAGCCTTTCAACCTCTTGCAAAGAAATAAAATCTCTCATTCTTTGGCTGATTTTATCTCCCGCCCCCGCGAAAGGATTGCTAGAAAATTGTCCGGTAGTCAGGTATGTTTCCATCGCTCCGGCAATATCATTGGCAATGGCATCCGCCATAAACTGTGCGTTGTTGTCAGCAAAAGCGGAAAATAGGCCGTATTTTTCCTCTAGGATAGTTCCCACCCCAAAAGTCGTGTTACCCAATGGTTCGGGTACATCGATTACGCCTAAGTGAATTTTCAAGTCAACCCCCACAAAGTGCCGATGGTTTGCATCCATGCCAGCGCTTGCCGACCATATGGGTCTTTGAGTCGTTGCAAATCGATCAAGCTCAAATTGCTTAATCCCTTGCCGACGGTTAATGATTCGCTAGTGCTTGAATCAGCTGCGCTGTTAATAACGCCAGCCACAAAAGAGTTAATACCATAGCTTGCCCTTGCCGACGCGAACCAAGTTTGTCCGGCATAATCTTGTTGGAATTGCAACAATTGACTGCCACCCCAATTGTAAACAGTCAGGGTGTAAATATCAGGCGACGCAGTACTGAAATCTAACGGGACTAAATCTAAAGCGATTTGAAATGCGTAAGCATAGCCGGGATCGTTATCCGCGAGCGCTACAGTGGGGATTCCCATCACCGCCCTTGACCAAGCGATAAAGCCAGTTAATGTCGGAGGGCTAGTGATCGGATCGCTCATAGTTTTACACTTTTAAGATTTGCGGGGTCGTCCGCGACGGGGTGCTATTCCTTCGCGTACCACTTCAATAGTCTGTTCGAATTTTACGTCAGAATCAGCGGCATTGCGCTTTTCTTCGATAACTTCTACTTCAAGGCCGGATTTTTGTTTCAAGCCCATTTGCTGCGCGGTATTGGCAAGGTGCTGATCCGCAGCAGCAGCAGTAATTTTTCGAGCCTCAAGCGCACGATCAATCATTTCCTGATCGCGAACGCTAATTCCAGCTTCGATATTTTCGACAGAAATCGGCTTATCCATTTGATACGCAATGCCACTAAAGCCCTTTTTGACTTTTTTAGCATCTTGGAAACCATACGGTTCGTGCTGTTTCAGAATGTGATCGATTTCTTCAGGTTGACCTTCAATAACGATTTGCGAACCAGCGCGAATCTTTTGCATGAAGGGACGGGGATTCTCTAACAAGCCGTATGTAAACTGGTGGTCTTGTTTAGAGCAGTTGGCAATATAGAGTTTCATGGTATTTCCCGATAAGGGTGGGCAGTGATGATGCGGCTTCCTTTTTTAAGGGAAACCCACTGCCCATTGAATCATTCCCCGGCATCACTCGGGGTTTGTCAATATACCGTCTTAATAGGCAGCGGACAAAATGTAAAGACCTTCAGGACGGATACCCCAGCCGGAAGTCGAACGCATCGTGTACAGGGTAGTAATACCACCGTCAGGAATTGGCGTAGGAATTTCGGTAGGTGCAGATACGTCAGTCAGCATCAAAGTAGTTGCAGTTTGATTTGGGGTCAAAGTTGCAAAAATGTTGGTGTTGATTTGAGCGTTAGCCTTAGGAATCTTCAATTCAGGAGCAACCAACAAGATAGCGTCAGTGCCACCAGCGCCTTGACCGATGAGAGTGTCGTCAGCTGCAAAGCTAACGTCATCACCACCTGCCCATTGAGCGACGGTTTCAACCAAACCAGCTGCGGTTTCAACACCAGCGCCGATACGTTGGAATTGGGTCAATGACACAACGCCGCTGTACGAAATTTGGCTGATAAAGCGTTGAGGAGCCAAGAATACCAAGCGCAGCGGTTGACCGATTTGCAATGTACTGACTTTCAACGAACCGATCATGTTCAGCAAATACTGAGCAAGCTGGCCCGAATCCCACTTGGAATAACCGACGTTACCATTGGTGTCAGCACCAAGGGTAGCAGTGGTTGCACCAGCAGTATTCAACAAGCCTTCGCCGTTGGCAGGGTTGTAGCCGTACAGCAGAGCATTACGCAGCTGCTGTGCGATACCTTGACGGGCAGCAAGGCGCATTGCTTGGGGTAAAGCATAACCCCATGCACCGGTAGCGGCTTCGTCAAAATTATCGTACTGAGCGCGGGTTTGCAAACGGTACGTTGCGGTTGAGATCATCGAAGGAATAACCGATGCGCTTGGCAATTGGTTAACTTGCGATTGGTTGGCTTGCACTTGAGTGGTCAGCTGGACCTTTTTCGCGTAAACGTAGAGATCAGCTTCGCCAATGCGAGGCATTGGGTTTTCAGTAGCAAGAGTCGTAAATGCGCCGGAAGCCAAGCTGTATTGCATAATCAGCTCGGGCATCATGTAGTGCGGGTTTACTGTAACAAATGACGGTGCGAAACCTGACATGATAGTTTCCTTATTAGATTAGGCACAAAGCCACTGGTTGATTGTAAACCCAGTTAGCAGTATTGGAGCCGCTGTTATACGACACCGTTTTATTGCCACTGGCGCTAACTTTCAGAATCTTCACTGGCAGTGCAGCCTGACCCGATGGTTGGGTCGTGGTCAACACGTTTGTGCTGTAGTTGTAGTACACCGTTGACGATGACAGGTTGCCATCCAGTGCAACAACGCTTGAATCACAAGCGAGAGGAATACGAGCGCCACTTCCAAAACGGTAGTAGTTAACCGACATACCGGGTGAATACAAAGGAGCAGTTGACTGAGGAGTCGTAATGCCACCGTATGCTTGGTTGAATACGCAAATACCCGATGGTACGGCTGAAGTCGTAGCTTGCAGAATCGTAGAACCGAGGGTATCCGTACCGGGTTGTGCAGCCGCGCCGGGAATAAATTCCTGAATTGGCACACCGCCCCATAGTGGGCTAGTAGCTGAAGTTGAAAGTACGCCACCAGCCAAAGCAAATTTGACCGCGGGATCGTCTTGTGCATCACCTTGGGTATAACCAGCGCTGTTGGTGTTAAATAGACCAGCAGCGTTGGTCGTAGCCATAGGGTTGATCGAGATTAATGCTGACATGATCTATTTCCTTATCGCTTGTTGTTGTTCAAATTGAATTCTTTGACGCGCATGGAAGGCACTTTAAATGCGTCCATCCAGCCAAAGCCACCCTTGAATTTCGTAATCACACGACCAGCGCGATCACGCTCATGGATTTCAATTTCCTGATCTGCTGCATAGGTCAGTGGTGACTTAGCGGCAGCTTGTGCGTCAGCAAAAATCTGCTTCTCAGCAAGCGACAACAATTTTGCATCTTTGATAGCTGCAAGGTTGATGTCCTTATATGCGTCGGAGTAGGCTTGCAAGCCGCGCAATAGGCGTTTACGGTATGACAACAAACTTTCGCCCTTCAAAGGACGGGAAGCTGATTTGCCAAACGATGCCATTACGCTGTCAGCTTTAGCTTGAGCGTCGGCATATTTAGCTTCTTCTTCGTCGGCCTTCATAGCTTCTTCTTCATCATCGCACATTGCATCATCATCAGGCTTCATTTCGCCAGCTGGACCATGCTCTTTAGGATCAGAGCCTTCAGCGTCGTCTTTACGCTTTTTGGCATCTTTACGATGTTTCATGTCGTCGTCTTTACGATCATCTTCATCGTCATCGTCGCACATGGCATCATCGTCGTCGTCTTTGCGTTTTTTGTCCATCTTACGCATCATTTCGCGTTTAGCTTCAGATTCGGATTCTTCTTCCTCATCATCGTCCTTACGCATACGATCATCATCATCTTTTTTGGCCTTTTTCTTGTCAGCAGCTGTGACCAGTGGGGGCGCGGGTAAAGTTTTCTCCATTTCGTCAACGCGAGCAATAACATTGCCCAACATTGATAGAATGGCATCGAGTTTATCGCCTTGGGCATCTGCCTTCGGCGCGGTAGTATTGTCTGACATAGCAGATACCTCAGGGTTAGTTAGTAAAACTCCGGCTGGATCGCCACCTTTGTCCCAAACCCCTTTAGAGCCACGAGCTTTCGTAACGATTGCTATATGGTCCAAAAGGAAGGGTACACCTTCAATCAGAAGCGGTTCTCCGTTTTCTGTCGTTAGTGTAGTATTTCCGGCAGTATTGTCAAATACCACCGATGGTGAAGTGCTAATTTCTCCTTCACAAATCTCGTCAATAGAGCTTTGATCGTAAATCTTAGCAATTCCCCATACTTCATCGCCCTTGATGTACGGTAGCATCACCGTCCCGACAGCTCGGTCTTTGAATTCTTTAGATGTTAATACGGCTGATTCAGGATGGTCCATAATGACAACCAAACCTTGACAGCGTTTTAAAAAATCGTCGTTTAAATATAACGATGGATCGCGCCAAACGTGTTCGCCAATGCTTGAACGATAAGCCAATCCGGTCCCGGTAATGCGGATCGATAGCAGCATCACATTGGCGTACATTTGTGGACTAGGCAATACGCCTTCGCGCATCAACTCCGCCATATCAAATTCTGTTTTTGCCATCGCTACACGAAAGGCCACATCAAGGCCGGGGTGCAATGGCATGGGAGGATTTTTAGGATCGCACCAATCGTAACCACTCGATTCGTAATTCAGTTTGACATCGCCCTTATTTACGTCGCGAGCGATATATGTGCAGAATTGACCATCATCGTGCAATACTTCGAGCTTGCCTTCGTACTTCAGGCCGGTTTCCTCCTCGCATTCGCGCCTAGCGCATTCTTCGAGGGTTTCATCATGTTTTTGATGACCACCGGGGACGCACCAAGTACCGGGGAAATCACCGCCACCCATTCCACGACGGATTAACAAGGTTTCGCCTTCGGATGTCATAAACATAATCCCGGACGAGCGACCCATTGGACCATCGTGCATAATCGGATCGACAGCAAGCGGAGCAGCTGCTACTGGATCGGCGGCATCAGGCACACAGTTTGGCACTTGTTTGCCGTCTTTTTCTTTCATACCCAATTGCTTATATCCCTGCCAGCAAGGATCGTCATCAGGTATAGCGGACGCGTATTCTAAAATGCTGTCGCAGATTTTGGACAAATCATCTTTCAAATCGTCATCACATTTCCATTTTCTAAGCGCTTTATTGATTCTCGAATCAGGATCGTGCGCCGTTTTGGATGACGTTAATTTTGCTTTCATACCCTTCATGCGAGCGCAGAACGATGCCTTGCGTGATCCGCCTTCGGGTTGGGGCGCTTTTAAATGTGCGCCATGCGTTTTGTTATACGATTCGCGGCCTTTTTCATTTAAGCCGCCATTTTTGTTTTTGCCTTCTTTGGTTTGCCATGCCTCGGAATCATCCTCAAAGCGCGGAACAGTTTCGCTCTCATCGTCTTTGAGTTCACTTAAATGTTGAAAAATTTCGGCAAGTTCGTTTGACAAACCTTTTAATTCGTTGCGCTTATCACCAGCGCGAACCATTACGTCGGAATCTTCGTTTTTATTTTTTTCGGTAGGCAAAGCAAGCAATGATGGGGCTTTCATCGTATCTTTACTATGCTTAATGAATTTTTTTGCGGCGGCTTTCGGAATGCCGATGTTGCTCTTGCCGGTAGCGGCGGCGTACATGGCTTTGCGTTGTTTTTCCGAAGCGAATGGCATATCTATGCGGCCTTAGACATTTTTGCAGATTCTAACGCAATTTTGCCTTTATCTGTCAACAAATCTTTCATGTCGCGCAAGTTGTAAATGTATGAGTAATTGCACCGACAAAACACTTCCTCGCCGGGTTGCGTGATTTGATCGGTATATCCGTTTTTGGGATCGAGATAACCGGCCTTGTCCGCCCAGCTGCCGCGCACGACGTATATTTTTTCGTCGCGCTCTTTATGGTCTTTGCGATAGTCGTAATTGATTTGTCGCCAATGTGAATGCCAGCGACCACCAATCGCGCCATTGTCCATAGCTACGATTTCGTTAATGTTAGAGATCAATTTGTGCGTTTGGTCAATAATGACCCGACGCTGTTCAAATGTCACATTGCCAAGTGATTTTTTGATCTTTTGTTTTTCTTTGACCCGGTTAACAATGTCCGTTCCGCCCGGTGGGATTGATGTGGCCCAGCCTTCAAAACGTCGTAGCAGATTGCTAATTGATTCTTGACGATTGTATTTAATCAGATTGGCGCTTGCCATGATGCGTCGATCAAGTTCAGCACGAAGGGTTGGTTTTAGCTTTTCGATGCTGTAGCGTGAAACGTGCTTATTAACTAAACCGCCTTTTGTTACCAGCCGGGTAAATGCAGCGCCTAGCGATTTTTCCATCGCTATTTGCATTTGATGCTCGGGGATCATTTGTGCAAGAGCTGCCTCTTTCAACAACCGCACCCAACGCTCGACACGAGTTTGCGAATCAAACCCATATTCAATGAATTCATTTACCGCAGCTGTAAGTACTTCGAAAAATGTCATGTTGGAAGTGGATCAACAATATTGCCGTTGTCATCATAGCCATTTTCATGGTTAATTTCTTTTCTCTCTGCCTCTGCTTTTTCCCATTCTTCCTCAGTACCAGCATCAACCAATTCTATAAATGGGGGGCGATTGAATTCGTCAATGAAAATTTCCATTTCATCCTCAGTCAAACCAACAACGTCAGAGGGAGGGACATTTTCACGATTTCTAATTCTTTTAACTAGCTTTACCAAATTTTCGCTCATATTCGTCCTTTATGATTGTTCCAACTTTTTTAGCTAATTCTCTCGGCGTAGGATTGTTTTTATATTCGGCCCATGCTTCAGCAATAAATTCCTGAATATTTGTTGTTGCATATTTCGATAGCTCTCTTGTCATCAAACTACCATTTTTCCTTATATATTCAGCTTTTTCTTCCCTACTCATGTTTTTTGTTTCTTCGGTTTCACGCGAACGAATTTCACGAGCTAGATTATTTATGTTTGGGTTATTTCTTAAATCCAATAAATAATCTAATTGATGACCGTATTCATGGTCATATATCGATTTTATGGTGTCGCAACCGACCGGATGCCATTTTGTTTCAACGCTACGTTTAAGGTCTTTTTCCAAAGATTCCAAATCTTTACCGGAATGCTTTTCATTAAAGAAAACACCAGCTAAATCGCCTTGAGATGCCGCATAAGCCCAAGTATTACTAGCAATTCGTTCTTTTTTCGTATGTTTTTCAGATAATTGCTGAAGTTGTTCTTCAGTTTTATCAGGATAGAATTTCCTATAATACTCTTTGTTTTTAGCAACTTTGATTGCATGATTCATTGCAACCCGTTGTTGAATTGACCCGATAGCCTTTTGCCTACTTCTCAATTCAGGGAATTCTGTCAAATGATCGGAAAGACTTGAAAGCGCCTCATTGGTAATTTTTACGTTTAATTTTCCGAATATTGCATTGTCAACATAATTGTTTTCTACAGCAAATTTTTCAGCTTCTTTATTGGTGTGCTGTGGAACGTAAGTATTGAATTTCTTTTGATTTGCGCCTTCGTGACTTTGTTGACCAGTGACACCCTGCAATGAAGCTGATTGCTTGAGTTGTGCGCTTTCCTTATTTTTCTTTGCCGATTCGGGATTGTGATAAAAACTTAGTGTCAATCCTTTACCTTCATTGTAAAAGTCAGGATCAATAGGATGTCCCATTGCACCCGTAAATTCATTATCAATCATCCATTGTTTGATAAATTTTTGTTCTTCTCGTGAAAATTTTGACTCATAACTTGGAACGGAAACTCTGACACTCAAGTTTTTTTTGTCAAAAATTACGCTGGCTTTGATTCCCTTATCTTTTAATACATTCTTAAATTGTTCTTTTAAATCTCTTACTTTGGCTGTGTAAGTGCCTTCAACATGGCCTTCTTTACCAGTTTCCTTGGCTTGATGTGGTGGAGCTGGTGGGTATTGGGGTATTGGAGGACCATGTTTTTCAACATTCTTAGATTTGGTTTTTACGTCTTTTAAATGTGCGCCGTTCAATTTGCCGCCAGCGCCAGCCATTACCTTACCTTCTCCGTTAATTAAAACGTGCTGACCATCTCCGTCGCCGCCATTCAGAGTAATCCAGTGTTCACCATCATCATTTTTGACAAATTGATACTGATCCGATTTCACCATAAACCGGAATAAATCTAAATGACCGTCGGGAATTTCAATAATGCGCTGAGTATTGACGTTTTTAAATTTCATAACGATCACGCAAGTTTAGGCAAGTCCGTCAATTCAGTTTCGGGTATTTCGTATTCAGCAATGTCCTCGCAATCCATTTCCAATGAGCTTTGAAACATATTCTCCATCTCGTTTAGATTGTCCTGCGCCCATTGAATTAATCGCCCTCGGTTTTGTGGATCGATTACTGGCAGCATGGTCCTAAGTATTTCGGTCACGCCTTTGAGCTTAATTTCATCGACCTTGACCTTTTCGGATTCCGGTTCTTCCATGAGAGAAGGCCATTCAGCGCGGAAATGCTTTTGCCAATCGTAGAATGCCTGTTCGTAGGTTTTCTTGCCGTAAACCTCGGGATATTCGTTTTGTACCGCCTCGAAAAATTCCCTGTTCCATGCTCTGTGCATGACGATTTTGTCAAAGAATTCAAATAGGCTACGCATATCTTCACGAATGCCATCGATGTATTGGACAATCGCCTTTGTGTCTTCCGTGCCTTCTCCAAAGCCACTGGTCATCGCTTCGTCTTTAAGTAATAGCGCTGGCACATCTGACGCAGCTGCAATGTTAGCAATGATGTTATCTCGTGCCGTTGTCATCGCCGTCGCCGTATTAGTCAAATCAATGGCGCTGATTTCTTCATCGATGTCAATCGACAATACATTGCCAGTTGATCCTTGCGCCAAATATTCGCGCTTAATCGCTGAAGCTGATTGCATGAGTCGGTTAACAATCGATCCAGCCGGTTTTTGTTTCGAGATCAGCAATCCGGCTTTAAATGTCACCAAGTCATCCGTCACCATCGATTGGATGAATGACTTCAGAGGATAAACCGCACGTTGGAATATGCTGCGGCCCGTAAAACCAAATGCGGACGATTGAAACGACAAGTAGATCGGAGTGCCGTTAAATACCACAACGCTACGGCTTGGGTGATACGGTTGACCAGCTGCTGTCGTGTAAGCCAATGGCTTTTGAAAATCCGGCGCATTGGGGTTTTGGTTGGTTACGATTGATCCCGCCATGTTCAGCGGGTCCAGCTGATTAAAATAAATATTCAGGTCAGGCAATTTCCAAGGATCGATTGGTTCCTCGGTTGGAATGTCCTTTGCGCCATAGACGATACCAGCAGCACCATAAGTGCGATTCAAAAACATTACGTCACGAATATGATTGGTGCAGCCCAGCTTTTCCCATTCGCGCTCAAATGCTTCGACCAGCATTTCCTTGGGAGGCATATCAACGGTGATTTTTCTTGCTTTCGATAAAGCCAATCGGACCGGCTTTTCTACTAACTTGCCGCCCATTGGATGGTATTCCCACAGCGCCTTACATAATTCGTATCCGGCGGGATCGCCCGGTTGAATCGTTTGCTCTGACAATAGATTCGTCAGGTTGTTTCCCAAAAAGCTAGTGTTAATGGATATGTCTGACATATTTAGAATCCGTATTTGTCGCCCACGCCGATTGCGATACTATAAACGAACGAGTCGAGCAAGTCATCAGCCCGTTTGTGGGCATCTTTGTCGCCAATTCTAAACCCTGACACTTGCGATAACAAATGATTTCGGGTTACGCCCTTGAAATTGGTTGTCTTATTGTATGCGTACTCGCTGATTTTGAGCTTTTCTTGAAAGTAATGACCGGATACGGAAATGGCACGTTCGTCTTTCCCAGCAGCTGTCAGCTTGCTGTCGATGGCATGAGTGTTCCATCCTCGGCTGCGGCCTTGCTGAATCAGGATCGAACCAGCAGCTGCATCCTCAATAAATGTCCCGACTACGCCATGTCGGGATTGTGTCATCTTTGCCAATTCCTCTAATCGCTCAAATACCGTTGGCAAATAAGTTTCAAGTAGCGCTCCATCGATTTGCACTACGTCCCAATCCAATACAACCAATGGATGACCAACCCATTTGTTGAGCGCACAGTAAACGACAGCTGTACCATCGTTTTCTTTGCCGCCCTTGACCGCCGTATCCATGACAGCGAATACACCATCGCAGCGCTCCGGGTATTGGACCGGCTCGCCATTGACTAGCATCTTATCCACAGAAAAAAAGGCCGTTCCCGACCAATCGACAAACTCAGCCAAATACTCTTGTTGGAATACCAGCGGGTTATTTCTTAATCTTTCCTTTTCTAATTCCTCAGGAGGAACAAATGGATTGGTGATAGTTGGAGCGTGAAACTCTTTGAATCCCAGCTCTTTATCATTGCAAACCGAATAAAAGAAATTATCGGTGTCGATGCCATTTGGTGTTGAGAATACCCACGCCCGACCCTTGGTAGTCAGCATGGTTGGCTTAATTGCCTTTTCCCATACCTCCTTCATTTGCGGTGATTTGGTAAATCCGGCCTCGTCGATCAATACTCGGTGGTATTCGCGCCCCCGACCAGCCAGCTCGTTATCGTTCAATGTCCATACATCGATTTTGCCGCCGCCCTTAATGTAAATCGTCCCGGTATTCCTGTTTCGGCTTTTTATATCCGATGACAACATTTCGAGTAAATGGTCCCAAGGCTCGGCAAGCTGTCGGTTTTCGGGTGTGAAAATCCCTACGTTCATGCCTTTGAGAGCGCATCCAGCAGCGATATATTCCAGTAGTTTTGTCTTACCCCAGCGCCGCCCACAACGGACTACATTTAGCCGGGCTTGGTTTCGATAGATATTTTCTTGGCCCGAATGAAGTTTTGGAACGACGATTTCATTCGACATCCGGTTCTTCTATCCAGTTTCGGACCACAGTTTGATGCGTATCGGTATCTTTTACATCGCCGTATTTCTTAGGCGCAAGTTTGGCAATAATCCATTTGCGAGTATCAATACGCAGCCGGGATCGATTGACCACTTCGTGATTGGTTCGTACCCGCCCATCCTTATCTTCGTAGGTGTCATCCTCTACAGCGTCGGCAATATCTAGCAGCTGCTCCAGCAAGTAATCGGCTTGAGCTTCCCGCGCTAACGCGTATCTGTCCCGAAATTTGGGATGGATTGATAGCCATCTCAAAGCCGTTGACCTTCCCGGCATTGATTCGTCCTTACATATTTTGACTAGACTTTCGCCTTCGGCAATCCGATTGCAAATGATTTCGGCGATTTCATCGTTGTAATCTGACGGTCTGCCAACGGGTCGAGTAGTTTCCATGATGCGAGGGTGTCAGGCCAGTTCAGGTGGAGGAGGGACCCCTGTCGAAGCGAGGACGGCGCTCCGCTGGCCTGACGGTTTCTATAGTATCAAAGTTTGGATTTCACATCAGCAATCAAAGCATGAATGTTTTTCTTGATTGATGCGACATGAAATAAGCTAGTGATCGATTCCAGTTTCTTTATTTCGTACTCTACGTCGGCAATGAATTTCTGAACGAAGTTTTCTTTACTTACCGTAGATGATCCATGAGCCAAATTATCAGTAGAGCTGACACTAGGAACGGGATTGGCCTGAACAGGAATAGCAGCAGGTGTAGCGTTCCCAGTAGCATCAGGAACGGTAGGCACAGCAGCGTTACTAGGATTAGTGGAATCATTTGTATCAGCCATTTGGCGCTCCGATCATAAAGTGTGTCAATTGTAATAAATCATCTTCAGTTAAATCATACATCCTTTCGAATGCTTTTTTACCCAAACCATGAATTCCCGTATTTCCCCGATGATGTTCCGGGCAAAGCGGTATAACTGGTGCATTAGCTCTTATCCCTGCTTTTCGTAAATGGTGAATCTCGCTTGGTGTGCCTTCGCCATATCCTAGCTTGTAACAAAGTATGCAACCGAAATCAGCCAGCTTTGCAAAATATTTCTGTTCAGCTTTCGATGCCATGCTGCCACGCCATAATATATTCTATCAGCTCAATCATTTCATTTACGGTTAATGATGATGTATGACGAAATACAATATCAACGCCATGACCATCGAGCGCGGGGAGTAGTTCTACGTTTTCTCCTCTTTCACGCATCCACGCAGCAGTAAGCAATCGTTTCCACGTTTCAATATCTCTTTTTCGTCCGGCCCATTCAGTCGTTCGTGAAATTTCGCCCAAGATTGCGTGTAGCTTTGCATTTTGCTCAAGGGATCGATTTTTGGGTTTGATTTCGACGGTGTATCCATCGGGAGCATCCTTAATCGCTTGTATAGCGTTTGCGCGAGCTGACGAATGTGCCAGTATGAATAGCTGCTTCACTGTTGTCCTTTGGCAGTGGGGCATCAAAATAGGTGTACATCCAAACCGTTTTGCGAGCTTTGGGGTTTTGTACTGGTATCAACTCCCGGGTCGCGTAGCGCTGTTTGAGCAAATAGCACATCGCCATCGAAATGTCCGACGGCTTGAGTTCAGGCAAATGCGTTTTGATCTCGGCATTCGTCATCGCTTGCTGCTTTTCCCGGAATAACCCGCGAATCTTTTGTACGGCATTTATCGACATGGTGTCATAGATCGTTAAAATTAATATATGACATTATCATACAGGATGTATTACCAGTTCAATATCATTTTTATCGCTTCGTCGTATTTTTTGACGCGAGCGTAATCTTCGGGTGTTGGGTTTGGGATACGGCCTAGATCGATGTTATCTAATAAATCGGCAAGTTTTACTTTTTTTGCGATTGGGTTTTGACTTGCTCGATGGATGAATTCTAAATAACCTTCGCCTTTGCGCTTGGTCAATGCGTCCAGTGCATCAACGATGGTGCAAGAAAATCCAGTTACTCGGAGTTTTTCGAATGTCCAATCGGTGTCCTCGACTAAATCGTGTAGAACAGCGACGGTTTGATGCTGCGTGTTTTGAAAGCACTGCATGACGCGCAGCGGGTGGAGGATATAGGGATTACCGCCCTTGTCAACCTGACCATTGTGTGCAATGGCTGCAATTGAAATGGCGGTTTCCAAGTTCACATCAGTCACCGGCTGCCCTTTGCTTGGTCCATTCATAAAGCAATGCTGAAACGTGTTTGATCTCGCCAGCAATGGGCAAAGCGTTTTCATAATCGTTTCGGACAACCAAGTTGTGATATTTACGCATGAGTTTATCCAGTTCGAGCTGGCCTTCGCTACAGTCAAACAATCGATTTTTCATGGTTTTACCCCAATTGGCTTTAATGCGCCATCGTTTAATGCTTTGAAAACAATCTGAAAATATTCGACCGCCTCAAAATTGGCGTTTTTTTCAGCGTTCAAAATCATGCGTAGAAGTTGCATCCATACTTCGTTTTGAGCTTTCGAGTAACCCAGCTCATAGGCTATTTGATTCATGTCCATTATTTATTGCTCACTTTTATCATTTCATCCGCCATGCGAAATGCCCAATCTGCGGCCTGACCGATGGTGATTTTGTCCATGTCGTGATTAGCACAAAACCCCTGCAATGCTGCGGTCGCAATATAAACTCGCAGCGTCATGCCCGGGGCCATGTCTTGATTACCCACCCATGTAGGAAATGCCGGAGTGGATATTTTCATTTGATCCACCATGCAACGATAGGGAGCAAAATTAAAAGCCAGCCAACCACAGAAATTAATAAGTCTTTCATAATTTTTCCTTTCGTGAAGGGGCCGTAGCCCCGGAAATTAAAAGTTGTAATCGTAAAATTTGCAAGGCTGGTCAGACAATCCAAATTTTCTACCATCCCGATCTTTCCAAACCCCATCTTTACCCAAGCGAATCCGAATTACGCGACCATTTACATCGCTTTCGATATTCCACTTTTGCTCATACTGGTTTACACAAATTGCCGAAAAACCGCCGGTGACAAATTCAGGCTTGAACGCTACTTCGTCGAGCTTGGCAATCATTTCTTGCACTTCCAAACATTTTTCGCTAACGACACGAATAACCTTATAGGGGTCAATGTCGCTGTAACCAAAGAAATTTGCGTATTTCATTTTGATCTTCCTTTCGTGTGTTGATCTTTACTACGGTTTTATAATACATCTACCCAATAACCTATGCAACAAATTTCTAATACATTGTTGTATTTGTGCATAAGGTGGGGAATCCCTGCCCACGAAAGGATTCGGTAGTTTGAGATACCAGCTCGACAAGGATTCCCCGTTGACTTATCTACAGCCGCAAGACATTTTGCCGTTGGGCATTGGTGTGCATCCATAGGTTGTGTATGGTGGGCAAGCTGCAAATGCTGATGCTGATGCTAAAAACAACGCAATTGCGATTACTTTTTTCATGGCACTGCTCCTCAAAGTTTAGAAATCCCCGTCTTTCCGGGGTGTCACTACTCGCTGCACTGGAAAACACTATTTAAACCAGCATCCGCTTTCGGTAAATCAAAATGGAATATCGTCATCCATATCCGCCAATCCTTCGCCCCCAGTAGCAGCTGCGTACTTCCTTGCGTCGTTTACCGTCGCTGCCGATTGTCGGGGTGATTCGGACCGTTCTGCTTTACTACCCAGCATTTGAAAGTTTTGGCAAATAACCTTAGTGCTGTACTTTTCGATGCCGGATTTGTCCGTATATTTCTCAGTACGCATTTTACCCTCGATGAAAACTGGTGCGCCTTTTTTTAGGTATTCCCCGGCAATTTCGGCAAGTTTCCCAAATATGGTAATGTTGATCCATTCAGTATGCTCTACGGCCTGACCAGCTTTGTCTTTGTACTTTTCGGTACAAGCGATACTAAAGTTTGCAATGGCATCGCCGCCGGGTGAATAACGCAATTCAGGATCGCGGCCTAAGTTACCAATTAAAATTACTTTGTTAACGCTCATTGTTTTTCTCCTTCAGCTTGGCTATCTGTGCTTCCAACTCTTTAATTCGTGCCATGTGCTCACAAAGGGACTCTTGAGTTGCTTTCAGTAAGTCCCAGTCTTGCTCAGGCTCATAATCCAAACCTAGTTCACGAGCGTTATCAGCTTTCCTGTCTAGTGCTTGCTGTAATAGTTCACGGTTCATTTTGACCCCTGAAATGTCAATCGTTTGTAAATTGCGCGGGTGCGCTCGACATCTTTGCCGCAATATTCCGCCACTTCCTCAATCTTCCCGGCCTGAACGTAATCCCACACCTTGCTGCCGTCCAGCTCGCCCTTGGATTCGATGCCAAAGATTTTGCATAGTTTATCCATGCTGATCCGATTGCCTACACCGGCCCACGCAACCATCGTGTCAAATACCGATTGATCCCAAGGTTTAGCATGAAATGGAATAAATGATGGCGGCTTGATTCCCAACATGACTGAGCGCTGAAATAAGAATCGCAAATCAAAACCAACCACGTTGTGACCAATAAATACTGGACGAGGATCGGTGCTTGGATTGTAATAATCGTCAAGATAACCATAGAATTCATGGATGATTTCCGATTCTTTGGTCCAATCTTCTTGGTAAATGTTGTACGGGTGCATATCATCGACCGCAAATGAGATCGCGCAAATCTGACCCATGCCGCCATCAAATGACGTTTTGCGATATTTCTCATCCGCAGCTGCCGTAATTTCATCAGTTTTAATTTTGATGTATTCGGCAATCTTGGCTTCGTCTTTGTAATTGCCCGGTGATTTTATTGCTGAGATTTCTGTTTCGATGTCTTTTTTAAGCAATTCAATCGCAGCTGGTGATTGTGCCGGTACAGTTTCGATGTCAAAGTAAATATTCATTATTTAACCTCCGCTTCAGTTGAAAGTAATTCATTTTTGCGAGCGCCACACAAATCGCGCACAGTTGCGACGATATTTGGATGTTTGGCGTACTTTGCCTTGGTCACAGTAAATATTTCAACCAATTCGTCAACGGACGTTGAGCTTTCGATTTTGGTTGTCAATTCGCCCAGCTCATCTTCGGACGGTTCCGGCTCTACTGGTAAATCCTCGCCAGCATAGATGTACAAACCGATGCCAAAACAAGCGATACATTTGGCAAGGCAGCGCATCATTGCGTCGCTGACTTTGCGCGAGTCAGGGCTTTTGACAGCGTTATTTCTGTTGTCCATCACAGGCAAGTGCATTTTCATGGTTTTGCCAAAGGCCGTAACTGAGCAATACACCATCATGGTTTCGCCGAAATATGTCGGCTCGGTAAATTCCCAAGTCGCCATCGGATCGTGCTGCAATAAAGTATCGACAGCCCAAGCCCAAGACAAATAGCTTAGATTGCCTTTTTTTTCTGTAAATTCTGAAACATTGATCTTGCGAAGATCGTTAAATGTAGTCATTTGATTACCTTTCGTGATAATGTAGCGAAGTGCTACTGAGTTCTATTATATACAAGTATTAGACTTTGTGCAGAAAAGTATTAGATTGTTGTATTTTCGTTATTACGGCATTCCCTATGTATGCAAAACGGGTTGATGAAAACCAAAAAGAAATCGTAAAAGCTTTACGTTTGATGGGCGCTGACGTTTATGACTTGTCCAAAGTTGGCAATGGGATTCCCGATTTGATGGTTGCAACACAGGGACAAACCATTTTGGTTGAAGTGAAATCTAGCGAGAAGGCAAGATATACCGATCACCAGCTGAAGTATCTGAGTAATTGGCGCGGCGGCTTAGTGGTCCGGGTTAATTCCGTCGATGACGCAATAGCCATGTTGCAAAATATTAGAAAATAATATATCTTTACCGCATTCCTTGGCAGGAATTTCTCGTGTAAGTCCTAGTTAGCATCCTGCTCGTACACGCGAGTCTGCCAACACCCAAAAGGTGAGGATGCTAACTAGGGCTTTTTTTTGGGCCATTTATGCACTATTACCAATTCAATATCGGGGATTACCAAAGCCATACAGGGCATTTGGATTTTTTCGAGGACCTAGCATATAGGCGAATGCTTGATTGGTCTTACCTTCACGAAAAACCACTTCCGCTAGACCCCGATGAAATAGCAAAGATTATTCGTATGCGTCCGCATAGCGAAAGCATTGCGTCCGTATTAAAAGAATTTTTTAAGAAAACTCGACAGGGTTGGGTTTCGGATCGAGTGCTAAAAGAAATTGAGTCCGTTAATGAAAAAAGCGAGAAGGCACGACGTTCTGCTATGAAAAGATGGGATACGAACGCATTGCGAACGGAGTGCGAAAGCAATGCTACACATAACCCAATACCCAAGACACATAACACAAGACCCAAGACACAAAATATAAAAGCGCCTGAAGGCGTATCACCCGAAGTTTGGGACGCATTTGTTGCTCAAAGAAAACTGAGTCGTGCAGCAATAACCGAAACGGTCATCAAATCTATTCAACGGGAATCTGACAAAGCTGGTTGGACACTTGAGCAAGCATTGTCGGAATGTGCTGCAAGAGGGTGGAGAGGATTCAAGGCCGAATGGGTTGCTGACAAGTCACTTGGACAACCGGTTAAAGAATCAGCTTGGGCGCGTAAGCAAAGGGAAGATCAACTGCGCATGGATGAATTTAGGGGAAAGCGAAGCAACATCATCGACATTCCCAGTCAGGAAATTATATTTTCGGAATTTAAGGAGTTATCAAAATGAGTTTGCCTTTACCTTGGATTGACAGAATTTTTGATAAGTTGACAGTTGTTTATGGTCGGGAGTTCACCAGTCGTTACGAAAAAATTTCTATTGCTGACGTAAAAACCGAATGGTGCGAATGCCTCGGCGGTTTTCGCGGTCACTCAGGCGCGATTGCGTTTGCATTGGAAAACCTGCCTGAAGATAGGCCACCATCAATGCTCCAGTTTCGCGCTTTGTGCAGAAATGCACCGCAATATGCTGCGTTACAGCTGCCGCCCCCGAAAGCTGATCCAAGTATCGTTTCGGAGCAATTACGCAAAATGGCGGAAACCGCCCTACAAGCCCCGAAAACGTCGGTAGGTACATACGACCCTAAGGCTTGGGCTAAAAAGCTCAAGGAGAGGCACGAAAGCGGCGAGAAATTGAATCTTATACAAATCGAAAAGTATCAACAAGCACTTGGTATTCAAAAAGGTGATGTATGAGCCGACCTTTATATGAAACCCAACATGACCTTAATAACGAATTGGATGTTATTGAGCGTGTTGAGGATTTGTGGAATTGCAAATGCGTTAAGTTGCCAATCAAATACAAACTCGATTTTGCAATCATGCGCGAGAATTTCATTGCGAGCTGGATGGAAATTAAAAGCCCAAAATATTCTATGGCTGATTTTGCTCGGTTTGGTGGATTCTTTATTTCGCTCGAAAAATGGCAATCAGCTCGACAGCTTTATGAAACTACGGGTTTACCCTTCATTATGATTGTCAACGCTACGGACGGGATTTGGTACGCTGTTGTACAAGACTTTGATGATGTGAAAGGTTTTCGATTCCGGGGGCGCAAGGACCGGGACGATTGGCAAGACATGGAGCCTTGCGCGGTACTTTGGATTAAAAACTTTCGACAATTAGGGAGATAAAATGAATGTACCTTACAACACCGGTAAAGTAAAAATTGGCCTGAAATATGAGCCAAAGCAAATTTACATTGAGCGCGATATTGACATGATCGCTTGGCAAAAAGTCATGCTTGGCGAAGATAAACCCAGTCCATTTCGTTATTTTTGGTACAAAATAATTTGCTGCGTCGGCGTTACTACTTACTTTTTATATTTATTCAATTCACTTTTTAAGTAACTTGTAAGTATTTTTTCAATGCGTCGTATTTGGCAGATCGGTCCTCAATGCCATTTACGCCGCCATTGATGCGTTTAGTCATAGATTGAAAATCTCCCGCATCAGCATAAGCGTTAAGATTCCGGCTATTCCAAAACCAACCAGCAGACAAAGTAGCGCCAGTAGGAGTTTCGACCATCGTAGGATTGTCGATAGCATTGATGCCAGTAGCAGTCGCAAAGGACGTATAGTTGTCGCGCCCTGTAATTTGGATAAGGCCGCGACCGCGATATTTCCAACCATCTCCCGAAGATTCATCGCCGTTCCCCATTCTGTTTGCATAAACTTTGTTAGCAATGCGCTCCGGCTGCCGAGCAAATTCGTTAGCCAATTCGTCATTGGGAAAGTATTTGCCAAATATAGCTCGCAATGCAGCTGCCGAATAGTTCAAATTTTCAACGGTAAATTTAAACCCACCGGATTCATGGGCGCATTGAGCAATAAAGCCAGCAATGCGTAATGGCGTATT